CCGTCTGCATCAGCGCGTATGTGATCGTAGACTCCGGCTTCTGCACCGTCTCCGATACCGGCGCGGCGGCGTTAGTGAACCCGGTTTCCTTCACGTACTGAATCAAGTTCGACTCGGTCCGTCCCGGCGAGATGAGGTCGCGCACCGTCAACCGCGCGGCGGGCAAGCCGAGAACTCCCGACTGCACGTCAGGCGCGACGCCGACCGTCGTCGTGTTCGTCGTCGGCAGGCTCGTAATCGCCGCCTTGATGTTGTGAATGAACCCGGACTGCACCGACTTCATGCCGCCTTTATCGATCCACTCCTTGAACTCTGTAGTCGCAACCATCGACTCGCCGAGCGACATTGCCCGCGCCCGCTCGTCCTGCCCCCGGCGCGCGATCTTCTGTTCGACTTCGAGTTGTCGCGCCTGCATTTCGCCTTGCTTGATCAGCAGTTCATCGACGCGGGTCTTCGTCTCCGCCGTGCAGTCGCCCGCCTTCTTCGCTTCCGCGAGCGCCTTCTCGCCTACCTCCTTCACCTCGTCGCCGATCTTCTTCAGCGCCGCTTGTATCTGAGTCATTTCGGAGTGATCCATCGCGTTCCCTTTCCGTTACAGTTTGAATGATTCGAGCAGTGTCAATACCTCGTCAGCAGCGCAAGGCGTGCCGCTTGTTGCTTCGGTAGCGCGTGGCGTACCGGACGGAGCAACAGCGTCGCGCGTGCTGCTCTTGTACTCTTGCATGAGTTGCCGCCGCGACGAGCGGGGCATCCCCGCCTTCGCGAGCGCCATGTCGAGCAGGTACGCGGCTACCCGGTCCTGCTTCGTCGTCTCGTCCTTCGTCACCTCGTCGGCCGTAAGCAAGCCGTCGGCGAAGCCTTGATCAACCGCAGCGGTGCCGTTGATCCACGTCTCCGCGTCCATCATCTTCGCGATTTTCCTGACCTCGATCCCGCTGCGCTCCGCGTAGATATCCGCCATCGCTTGATCGAACGGTTCGAGCGTGTCGGCTACGTCGCGAAGGTCGTTGCGGTTGCCGAGCGCGATGACCCAAGTATCGTGAATCATGAGGAACCCGGCGCGCGGCATCAACAACTCGTCGGCCGCCATAGCGATCACCGACGCAGCGCTTGCCGCGAGCCCGAGTACCTTGACCTGTACGAAGCCCTTGTGTTCGCGGATGCGGTTGTAGATCGCGATCCCCTCGAACAGGTCGCCGCCGGGGGAGTTGACATTGATCACTACGTCGTTCTCCGCGCCGATGCTGCGCAGCGCAGCATCGATCCGCTTGACCGTGACCCCGCCCCCGGTCCACGGGTCGAAGCCGATAGGCTCAAGGATCGAGATCGACTCCGGGGCTACATCCGCCGCCGCCTTCAGGTCCGGCGTCCATCGCTCTAGCGCAAGCGGGGCTAGCTCGAAGCTCAACCCTTTCGGCGTAGAGAAGTCACCGGCTAACGCTTTCAGGCTCCGTTTCGTCTTGCGCATGGCTACTCCTTCCTCTTCAAAATTTTCTCTAACTGCTCGCCTAACCGCTCCCACGCTTTTGCCGTATCGCCGGGGGGTGTATCTGTTCCGTCTTCTTCCGTCGGCGTCCCGTCGGGGGGCGGCGGCGCGAGAGGAGCCGGGGGCGGCGTCTGCTTCTCGCCGAGCTTGTCGATGGGTACGAGGTTGACCTGCACGGTCAGCACGTCGGCGTTGCCGCCCTTCGGGGGTAGGTTCTCTTTCACCCGGCACTCGTCGCGCGTCATCAATCCGTTCTGCGTCATCGACGAGTAGAAGGTGCTGCGCGCCGCGCTGTCACCCCGCAGCAGCCCCTCCATGTTGAATTCGGGGAAGTAGGTTATCCGCTCGACCGGGGTCAACAGTCGCCGCTTGATCGACTGCTCGATGCGCACGCACCAATGGCGCAAGGTAAAGGTAATGAACCACAAATTTTTCTGCTCTAACCCGGTGCCCCAATTCGAGTCTTTGCCGCCGTAACCTACCATCGCCGGATCGACCCGGTACCAACGGCACATTTCCTCGACGTTCCAACGGCGAGAGGCGAGCAGTTCCGCCGTCACCGGATCAAAGCCGATCTTCTCGAACTTCGCGCCCTTCTCAAGGACGAACACGCCGCCTTCGTCGGATACCTGCTTGACGTGCTTCCGCACTTGATCGCGCTGTTCCTTCTGCAACACCATGTCCATCGTCACTAGGCCGGGGGAGCGCAGCGTGTCGCGGAACGTCTCCGCGCTCGCCCGATCCGTCTCTATCGAGGTCCCGAACACGTTCGCCCCGTACACGACCGGCGACAAGCCGAGTATGCCGTCAGTCGAGAAGGCGGGAATGTGCATCATGTCCGTCTCGGCAATCGTCCGCGTCTTGCCGCGCAGATCGCGGTATTCGTAGGTCACGCTGCCGTCAGTGTTGCGGCGCACCGTCATCCGCGCCGGGAGCAGGAAGTCGAGCGCGACGAGGCGCGACCCGACCCGGATCAACTCGACGTAAGCGTTACCCCATAGCAGCATCGAGGCGACGACTACTTCCCAAAAAACGACGGCGGTCATGTCCGCGTTCGGCTGCTCATGCAGCAGCACGTACAGCGGGTGCGTGTAGGCGACGACGCGCGAGCCGTCCGCCTTGCGCTTGTGCAGCGCTAGCGGCAGCGTCGCAATCGTCTCCGCGATCAAGCGCACGCAGGCCCAAACCGTAGACAGTTGCAGCGCTTGATCGACGCTGACCGACTTCCCGAGGAACGACGACGACCCGAAGAACTCGGTCCAGAAAGCGCCGTCCTTCGCAGTGATCGGAACCCCGAGCCAAGACGCGAGCGCCGCCTGCATCCTGCCGCCGCGCCGCTCACCGCGCGGCAGGCCCCGCAGCATCGTGTTCAACAAGGTTTCAGCCGCCACGGTTTATACCCCGCACAAACATCCATGCAACGATAAAATAAAAGCCCGCAGTAGCGAGCAGCGCGTAGCCTAAACCGAGGAGCAAGTACACCCCGGCAACGCAGCAGACAACTCCGAGAAAGATGCAAATGCCCGCCGCTAGCGCGGGGGTTACTGCGCCGCCGTTAACGGCGGGTAATGATGATCGGATCGGCGAAGAAGTCATCCACGTTCTCTGTTATCGCGTTCGGTATCGCCATCCCGATACCCTCTAACAGAGCGACAATGTCATCGATCTTTTCCGGGGAGCGCTTCTTATCGGGAGCCATGTTCATGTTCGCATCGGTCCGCGCGACAATGTTCGAAGCGCACCAATTCAACACCGGATCGGTCCCGGTAACGAGCCTGCCGGAGACATAGGCAAGCTCCAACCTCTGCATCGCCGGGTGGAAGCTCTTCGGCCCCTGAATGAACTCGACGAGCGGTACCCCCTTGTCCTTCAGCTTAACCGTGATCTGCTTAGCGTTCCACGGGTCGTAGCCGATCTGCTGCACGTCGAACTCGTTGATCGACTGCTCGATCACCTTGCAGACGGCGTCGTAGTCGGTCACTTCGTCACCGGCTTCGATCAAGTGCCCGCTGTTTACCCACAAATGATAGGGGACGAGCCCGCGCTCCCGGCGCTCGAACACCGCGATCCGGGGGACGAACCGCCAGCCGATAGTAAAGATCGTCTCCTCGATGATCCACACGAGGCGGTAAACGGTCAGGTCGCGGGTATTGGCGAGGTCGAGCCCGCCGTAGCACGGGTACTGCTTGAGCCAATCGAGGTCGAGGGGGCGGTTTGCGTTGCGCCACTTGACAAGATTTATCCATCCGCCCGCCGCGTTCGATGCCCGGTTCAAGCGCTTGATGCGGAACTCGGCGAGGCGTCCCGGCATCTGCTTCGCTTCGAGCGCTTCCTTGCGCATCTCCTTCAGCAGCAGCGGGTTCACCGTCATCAACGGGTTCGCCTTCTCCCATTTCGCCTCGTCGAAGTCGTCGTCCGCCTTGATGCCTTCGGTCCGGTCCTCGTCGTCGAGCGCGTAGATCACGGCGAGGAAGTGATCGGCGTCGATGACCCCGAGCAGTACCTGCTTCGCGAAATGTCGCAACTCTGCCCACGGGCCGAGCGCGTTCTCGTAGCCCTCCGTCGTCGTGTACAGGAACAGCGGGCTCGTCCGCGCCCCGGCTGCGCTGCGCAGCACGTTGACGAGGTCGTGCGTCTTGTGCGCGTGTATCTCGTCGAGGATCACGCACGACGGGTTGAGCCCGTCCTGCGTCGATGCCTTGCTGTTGATCGGCTTGAAGGTCCCGGCGTTGCTGTAGCAGGGGATCGCGTTCGCCAGCGCTTCGAGCTTGAACGCCTCGCGCAGCTTCGAGGTGCGCCCAACCATCGCGTTAGCAATGTCGAAGACGATCCGCGCTTGACTGCCGGTGGTTGCGGCGGAGATGATCTGCGGTCCGTTCTCGCCCTCGCACGTCTCGCAGTACAAGCCGATCCCGGCGGCGATGGTGCTTTTCGCGTTCTTGCGCGCTATCGCCTTCAGCGCCGCCGTGAAGCGCCGCGATCCGTCGGCGTGCCGGAAGCCGAACAACTGAACGATAAAGAAAATATCAGAGGGATGCAGGACAATCGTCGGCGTTGCCCACGAGCCCTGAATGTGCGGTAGCTTCTCGATGAAGTCGCAGGGGTTGCGGGCGTCGAAGTCGCTGAACAGGAACGGCGGATCGGCCCCCTTCGCCCGCTTCAGGTCGTTGAGGAACCGCGCGGCGGCGAGCTTCATCCATCGGCCGAAGCGGTCCTTGTTCTCCGGCAGCGTCATGCTTTTCGCGTACTCGACGGCAATCGCTACGTAGTCGCGGACGACGTAGGGGCGGGGGGGTGTAGCCTGCCCCGCTTTCGACGCCGCCTGACGCTTCGTAGACGCTGCTGCGGGCATGTTTTACGCCGCCTTCCGGTTGTGCAGGAACGGGTTTTCGTTCTCCGTCTCCGGCGCAACGTGCGCCCGCATCTGCGAGCAGGGGGTCAGGCCGAATTCGTTGAGGAGCAGCCGGTACTGTACGAGGTAAGCGACGTTGAACTTGCCCTTCTTCTCGAACTCCGCAATGATTTCCCCACATAGCGAAATCATGAAGATGAACGCCCGCAAGCTCGCCTTCGTCAGCAGTCGGTTCTCGACAAGCTCCGGCGCTATCTCGTCCCACTCTTCGAGCGCCCATTTATTTTTCATCCACGCCGGGGGCTTCGGCACCGCACGCAGCGGTCGCGCTCTAACGTTACCGACCGGGAACTTCGTCTGCGACGGCTTGCCCGTGATCGCCCGTATTTCCGGAAGGTTCGGCTTACGCCCACGCTGCATAATCACCTCTTTTCGACTAACTGTATAAACTGTTTATACCGTTTACACCGTTTCTCGGCCCTCTGACCGAAAGCAAAACCACCGTGCGTTTAAATCTC